AATACTGTGTTAAGTGTCGACTGAATACGATCCATGTTCGGGTCTTTTAACGGTTTCTTTCCAAGCTCCGCACGTCCCTCGTTTCCAGTCCACAGTCCACCATTAACTGCTGTATTTACGTCAGCAATCGGCAATCCGTTTACTGATTTTGTGTCGAATCCTATGCAATATTGGTGCCGTTGCGCGTCATCAAGCAGCTTTAGTTCAAACTCACTTGTAATCGGTTCAAAGTAAAATGGAAGATCATTGCGAATATAGTCATCAGCAAGCTGTTTAACAGACTGGTTAGGACTATTTTGGGCTAATCTATACGCTGGCACCCGCAAAGCCTTCGCAATCTGCGCTGTTGAATAGTTATTGCTGTTAATCAGATTAAGAACGTTGGTATCAACTTCCAACGGCTGATAATCCATCGTTGAGTCAACAATAATTGGCGATCCAGCATCAGCACCTGCCTGTGCCCTTTCAAAATCTTCACGAATCTTGCGCCGCGCCTCTGCTGACAGGCTGCTTGCTTTTGCCTTGAGTATTGAGCCTTTCAAACCACTCTTGAAGAACTTCTGTAACGTTGAAACACCTGACTCCTGCAGTCCAATTTCATCACCAAGCGACAGCAGCGGTGAGCGCCCCATGATTGTGTCGTATGAGAAAAACTTCCAGTGAATGACGTCCTCAAATCCACATATTTTTTGCATACTAGAGTTGTAAGGCGTGAAACGGTAGATGATGTTATCGGGGTCGCTTGTGTCCACCTGCGTCTGTGATGGGGCATAGAACTCAAACATAGCTGGTTCGTTGGTTATCGGATCGCGCACAATACGCGAATAAGCGTTGCCAGTCAAAATTGCATTGACCATCATGGAAAATTTCCACTGATAAGCCGACAGCCGCTTGTTTACCTTTGTATTCATCAAGTATTCAATATTGGCTAAGTCAATAACTTCATCGGTTGAGCTGTCCGTTATTACTAGCGGAAAACGACTAACATCACCCGAAACAATCGATACAGCCGTAAGCACGTCAGAATTCCGTAAGGCAGAAATGCCAAGGTATCCACCTCGAAATGATGGAATTACCCCAGAATCAAGCAAATGATCTGCCCAGTGAGGGTCCACTTCGGTTGCCAATCCTCGAAATAGCTTCATTCATCTCACCTCCCTTCGTTATCAGGAAGCAACAGAATAAAGGCGAGAACAAACAACAAGCCGCCGCAAACCATGAATCCAGTAGGCCTATTGATCAAAAAAGCCCCATATCCAGCTAAAATGAAGCCTAAAGCAGTGGCAATTCCAGCCATATTTGCGCCAAGAATTCTGAAAAAGTTAGCTAGTTTTCCATTCACGTTCTCACCTCCTAAAAGCCAAAGTCGTCACTAAACACACGATCGTCGTCCAAATAGTTGTCCAAGTCTTCCTTAAAAGCGATGGCATAAGCATCAAGCGTGGCATCAATCATGTCTATTTTGTTAGCATACTTATTCTTATTAATACGGACGCCGTTGTTGTCAGACATTAGAACCGCGTTCATTGCGGCGGCCTGCATAATGCGATTTTCTGAATGCTTTATGCGACCACTGATAACATCATCGCGGAACTGCTTAGTTGGCATTGACAGTGTCAGCGTTCCTTGTCGCACCTGTACCATCGGCCACTCAGGATGATTCTTCTCAATTGCCGTTAGCATTGGTCCAAATTGATAAGGATCGTACATGATTCCTTGAACATCTATGTCATTGCGTTCAATGAAGTCTTCGAGCCATTCATATACCCGATCGTTGTCGATGATACCTGACTCTAAGCTGCTGATCTCGCCTTCGCCGTGTTGTTCAGCAGCCAAGTAGTCAATCCGATCCGTCTTGATTTTGTTATCGATGCCACCTTTTGAAGCAACAAATGCATAACCATCAAGCCACCACCAGCCATCTTGGGGAATTAGCCAAGAAATAGCGAATAGATCGCTTGTACGACCGACATCAATGCCAATCCATGCTCTTTGCCCACGAATATCAGGTTTGTCGGTCAGCTCTGCCGCTTTCCAAGCATCGAAATCTAGATAACTGTCTTCTGTAGCTTGTCGCCAAATATTGAAGTTTTTGACTAATTTAGCGTTTAGACTGCCATCAGCACGAGCTTGAGCTAACTTAGTGGTCAGATAATCACTGATTTGGCCGTTTAAGGTATCAACGTCAAGTAGCGGATTCGATTTGATCCAAGAATTGGGGTCATCAACCTCTTGTACGTTGTCTTGTTCAGCAATAAATGCAAAATAGCGTTCTGCCTTTTCTTCACCGGATAACACCTTTTTGGCATACGGATAATTTTGTTGAAACATCGGCACGTTCATGTCGAATCCAGCCGTTGAAATGATGAACGTCAGATAACTAGGCAGTAACACCTGCCCTGAGGCAAGGGTTTCAATCATATCTGTTGTTTTAGCGTTGGCATATTCGTCAACCACCGCAACGTGGGGTTCATAGCCATCGACAAGTCCTGTATCACGAGAGAATGAGCGAATTGTTGATCCGTCGTCTAAATTGACAAGTTCATCTCGCGTAATCTTAACCATTCGTTTGATACCAGGGTCTTTCCGCATGAGCGCACGTAGTCGATCTTTGACCATTCCGAATACAATGCCGGCCTGCTTGCGATCATTAGCTGCGGTATATAATTGCCGTTTGTTGGCTGGATTCTTTCCGAACAGAAACTCATAAAGAATGACGCCAGAAATCAAAAGCGACTTACCGTTTTTTCGTGCCATCGAAATGAACACATCGGTAAATCGCCTTATATTTGAATCATCTTTATCAACCCAGCCATATATACTGCCAATAATGAATTTCTGAAACGGTGCTAATGGTTGTGGTTTCCCACTTTTTGGTTCTGGCAGAATTTCCATAAATTTAACTGCCTTTCCCGCTAGATTTGGATCATAATGCCATCGCCAATCTGTTCGTTTCAAGTCTTCTTGATGGCGTTTCACCGCAAGATTAACTGCCTTAGAAGTAATAAGACGACCGTCAAGCACACGTTTTATGAAATTAGGCATTGGATCCTTAAATTTTGACAACCAACATCACCTCCATCGCAGTCAGCCAAAAGTATCAATGATTGAATCGTTCTTCTGTGCTTCGGTCTTAGGCATGCTCATCTGCATCCGGCTGTTGACATTAAGGCCAAGATCACTGGCTAGACTTTTAATATTTGCTGTGGCTTTATTCAAGATGCTAATGTACGCATAATATTCATCTTGATCTCCATTCTTTAAAGCCAATTTCATGTTGACCGATGTGTTTTTGTAAACCGAATACCATGTACAATAGTTTTCCAACTCGGCGCGATCGAGATTTCTAAGTGGTAAGGTCCCCAAAGATTCGATAATTCGCTTGTATTCTTGTTTTGCGACTGGGTCAAGATGATTAGGAGGCGTCACCTGAAGTTTTGGAATGCCATCTTTGGCCATCAATTCCGCATGTAGCTTGGCTTCCTGCCGTTCTTTGGTCAAATCACCCTTCGACATTTGCAACACTTTGTATTTTCCAGCCATTTTCCACTTCACCTCCTAATATCTATATAAAATGGGTCTTATTGACCTCCTACCCCCTAAAAATCGTTACAATTTGGGGTGCAAAAAAGAGGCCGACCGTTCTTCCGTTCCAAAAAATGTAACCCCCGATAAAAATGGAAGGGGGGTCTAGCCGTTTCCAGCCCGTGAAGTCGCCCGATAAATTATCGAAAATTTGTTTTTTAACTTTTTATTTCTTTGAATTTTTTAAATTTGTTTTGTGATTTCAATTCATCAAGTTTGTTCATTGCTTTGATGAGCTGACTAACATCTCGACCTTGCTTAGACAGTCTCTGCATACATGTGTCTCGGTCAGTGTCGATGAGTATGTGTTCGACCTCTCGACTAGCAAGCAACGTGTCTAGCTTCTCATCTGGATATGTCATGACTAACCATACATGGTCGAAGGTCTGCTCTGCTTTAAGCTTCCGCAGTATCAGCTCATAGATTAGCTGCACATAATCATTGGCGTCTATATTGCCCTGATGTAATGGCAGGCCTGTTAACGCCGTCATGAGATGGTCGTAATCATAGACGAGGTCATGCTGCCCTTGATGCCGCTTGACGTACGTTGACTTGCCACTTGCTGGATAGCCAACGATTACTGTAATCTTCATGGCTCGATGTTGTCCCTTCTTACGCTTGGTTGTCTCACGTCTCGTCTTCCAATAGTGGCAGTCCCTGCATAAAGCCTGCAGATTATCCGCGTTCGTGCGGTCTTCCCAGTCATCTTCGCTTGGAACAATATGATCAACTAATGAGGCTTGCAGGCCACAGCGTTGGCATAAACTGTTGTCTCTAATCAATATCTGCTCACGCAGCTGCTTCCATTCGTTACTGTGATAGAACTTAAGGTAGTCCGACTGCTGCTCATTCCGCACACGGTTGTACTGCCTATCCGCCTCCGATCTAACGCGAGCATTGGCATCAACCAATTGCGGTCTGCCATTTATAAAGGCAAGCTTCTTACTTGGCATTGGCATCTCCCGTATACAATGTGTTAGTCATGTCTACCCTTCTCATGTAATCTGACGGCGATCCCCAATCCGATAAACAACACCAGCACAGCAATCATCACTATTAGCGGCATGAATACTAGCAGCCAACTCCATGCGATCAAGCCGAACAGTTTGGCCAACACGAATATTAGTGTGAGTAGTAAGAAGAAATTGCACATGCTAAATCTTCCCGCGGCGATATCGCGCTTGCTTGTGATGATAGTCATTCAGCGCTTTGTCTAGCTCTGCAATGAATGGCTCACTGAATCCTGCATGATCTGGTAGCCCAACGCCTTCGATATCAGGCAACTTAGCATCACATAGACCATACGCAGTTAAGGTGGGTGAAACTTCCGGTGTCGTGTCAGCCTTGATGTTTTCGACCGCGTTCTTGATCTTGTCAAGTTTTGCCATAAGTGGATCGGTGTTCGCATCAATCGTAACGGTTATCTTATCGGTTCCTTTTTTACTTAAGAAGTGTTCTTTCAGTCGTTTCAATACTCTAAGCATGTGTAATTCCTCCTAAGACACTATGATTGTCGAATAGGAACCGATACCGTCAATGTTTATACCAGTAACATCCCATCCTGATTTCGTTAGCAAACTGATTACTTCATTAACAACTGCTGGATTGTACTTGGAAACGCCAATTGAGATTGGGGATGTAGTATTAATTCCTTGATTAATGGCATCGTTAACTTCGGCAATCAGACTGTCTTTGTATTTCTTAGTTGCATTGGCACGAGTTGGCAGTGATCCTTCCGTTTTTGGTAGCACTGGTGCGGGTGGAGGCAACTGACGGTGAGACAATTGCCTACTTTGGCCTTTAGCATTATCGAATAGCATGTCTATTCCTCCGTGTACTTTTTGATCTTGTCAACCTGCAAGTCGCACCATTCTTCATGTGTGCCGTCTGCCTTGTAGACCGTTACGACTGGCATTGAACGATAATTTAGCTTGCGGAATAGCTCGTAGTCGTCCGCGTCTGCTGTGATGGTTTGCACTGGCATGACCTGTGACAGCTTGAATAATGTTTGCCGGCACTTTTGACAACCCGGCCTCGTGTAGATGATTGCCTGCATATGTTTCTCTTCCCTTGATAGTTTCTCAATGATTGATCGCTCTGTACTGCATACGTAACCGTATCCGACGCGTTTCATTCCATTAGTTGAGCTCATAGGTGCACCTCAATCGCGTGTCGTCATAAACGAACGCATACAGCAGATTTTTTCCTGCGGTGAAGCCATTCTTAATTTCATAGGGATCATTTGGCTTTGCCGTTCCAAGCTGACGCCACATAATGCCACGATCATCTTTAAACCGCTCGCTATGATAGTGGCCTGAGTGAAGTTCGTATGTTTTTGCCATATTGAATATCTTTTTGTACTCAAATGGAAAAAGTCCTGTCAGCTTGTCCTTGGCTACATCTCCGTGTGCGAGCATAATGCCAACATGCCCTAGCAAGTATGCACAGCGCCAGTCGGTTGCCAAATTGCTGTCATTGAGATCAACGTGTACTTGTGGATAGCGATCTATCAGCGCATAAAGAAAAGCGTATTCGAGATCACCTGAATGGTTACCGAACACGCTCTTGATTGAGACGC